AAAAAAGGTACACAAAGCACCCATATTTAACATTTCCCAACACATATTTAACACTTGCTAACACACTTTGGCACGCTTTTTGCTGTGTGCCACATTTACCATTCTTTAACACAATTAACACACAACAACTTTTGTTAAACTTTAATAAAAACAATGTTTCACGTGGAACGGTGGCAATGGGTTGTTTCACGTGGAACAAAGGTGGTGATAGTGATTACAAGTGTTAACAACAGTTAATTTATTTCTTTAATACTTTTTAACGAAAATAATTTGGTGGTTTTGCAAAAACGTTGTATCTTTGCACCGTGATTAAGAAAACAATATAAGTTTAACAAATTAAATTAGGTAAATTATGAATGAGAATTTTAATGAGACTGTTTTTAACTGTATCACTAGTGTTAACGCTCTGATGACTTCAAACGAAGTCACCAAAGACGATAAGGCGGTTATCAAGTTGAACCGCTTTAAGAAGTGGTTGAACGAGTTTGCAGCAGCTAATGGTGTGAACGAGGTAAAGTAACCACGTTCACAGACAACAGAAGTTTAACGTTTTAAAAGTGTAAAGTTATGCCAAGAGGTTTTAGTTTTGCTAGTACTTTCAATAAGACTAGTTTCGGTATTGATACGACCGATTTTCCGTTTGTAAAGTTGACCGATATTTACAACAGTGATAAAGACGGTGGCGGTGATGTGGTACACCCTATTAATGGTATGTACGTTCATAAATCACAGTTGGGTGATTCGCCTGTAATCATTGACGCAGAAAACAAACGACTTGTCAACTTACCACAATTCACAGGTGACACAGTACGAGAAATTCTTGCGAATAGTGATGCCGTTGAAGCTATTAAAGCTAACAAAGTTGGTTACACGATTTATGAATATGAATCGCACGCCAAAAAGTGTTACGGTATTACCTTTGTAGATAAATAGTTTTGTAGGGTAAAGGGTGGATAACGGCACGGGGGTAAACAGTAACTTAGTTTATTGTTGCCCCCGTTTTTGTTTCATTTAAAAGAGTTGATATTATGGCAAAGTTAAATCCGATAGGGTTTTCAAAAAGAACGTTTGCTGCAACGGCAAAAATACACGTTTATAAGCAAATATTAGACGCAATAGAATCCCGTGGCTATTTGCGCAAAGAAATAGCCCGTGTGTTTCAACAGGCGAACCGACGCATACAGAATGTAGAAAAATCGGGTTTAGTTTCGCCCGCCGTTGTTGCATTGAATAAAGGTGATATTAAAGGTTTCACAAAGTTTTCAATGAAACACGATTGGAACGATTTAAAAATTGAATATTCAAAAGCGGTTTCATTCTTGCAACAACCTACATCAACGGCATCAGGTACACGTGAATATGCAAACCATTTAAAGAGGTCTTACAACTTGAATGACAAAGAATTTAAGTTGATGCAAGATAAATTAATGGGTAAAATTGCAAGTGTTTCCGATGAAAGATTTTTGGAACAATATTTAATGCAGTACAAAGATTTCACGGGTGAATTGGAACAAGAATCACGGGACGTTAGCGACCAAATCGAAGACGATGCCGTTAGAATCGAAAACGCTTTAGATGATGCAATAGAACAAGTAGCCAAAGACCCAAATTCAGAGGCTTATGTTAACGGTGTTGACCACTTCAATACAGACGCACCGTTAAAAAAGATATTGCAAGAATTTGAAAAATTCGGTTTATAATGAAGAAAGTACCCTTTGAACTACATGCAGAAGTTTACACGCCGAAAGATATTGCAAAGGTTTTATCTTTGGCGGTGAACGATAAGAATTTTACAGGAAACAATAAGGGCGAAAAGTTCTTAAACGTTCCTGTATCTTTCGATATTGAAACTACATCATTTTACCGTGATGAAGACGGTGAAACATACAGTTATGAACGCTATATGAAATTAGGTGGAAAATACACCAAAATGGAAAAGTGTTCATTAATGTATGTTTGGCAATTCGGAATAAACGGGTTTTGCATAATCGGTAGAACGTGGGACGAATTTTTGAAAATGTTGTCCGATATAGCGAATATATTGGAACTTTGCCCGAAGAAACGTATTATTATATACGTTCACAATTTGGCTTATGAGTTTCAATTTTTCCGTGAACTGTTAGATTGGGAAAAAGTTTTCTCTATTGATTTACGCAAACCGATTTACGGAATAACAAAAACAGGTTTAGAGTTCCGATGCAGTTACTTATTGTCGGGTTATTCGTTGGCGAAATTAGGCGAACAATTACATATTTACAAATGTGAAAAGTTAGTTGGAGATTTAGACTATAGCCTTTTGCGTCACAGTAAAACCCCTTTGACACAAAAAGAAATCGGTTATTGTTTGAACGATATAAAAGTTGTGATGTGCTACATACAGGAACTCATTGAACGTTACAATGGAATAACCCGTTTACCGATTACAAAGACGGGGTTTGTCCGCAAATATTGCCGTTCTGTATGTTTCAAGACAACTGACGAAACAGGAAAAACGATTCCGAACTTCAAATATATTGATAAGATTCATTCTTTGAATATAACAGGTATTGAAGAATTTGCTATGTTGCAAAGGGCGTTTTCGGGCGGTTTCACACACGCCAATGCAAAATACACCGATGAAGTGATTGAAAACGTTGACAGTTACGATTTTACTAGCAGTTACCCGTATGTTATGGTTTCAGAAAAGTTTCCAATGAGTACGGGCGTTATTGTACCGATAAAGTCAATGAAGCAATTTGAGTTTATGACTAGCAAATTTTGTTGCGTCTTTGATGTGGAGATAACAAACATATTTGCAAAATCAGAAAACGAAAATCCTATTTCTGTTAGTAAATGTTTCGTTAAAGAAAACGTTTCTGAGAATAACGGTCGATTGGTTTGCGCTAAGAAAATATGTATGACGATAACGGAAATAGACTACAAAGTGTTTTCGCAGTTTTACACGTGGGAACAAATAAGAATCGGGCGAATGATCTGTTACAGAAAAGAATATTTGCCGACTGAGTTTGTAGAATCTATTTTGCACCTGTATGAAATGAAAACAAAACTAAAAGGTGTAAAAGGTAGAGAAGTAGAGTATTTGAATAGCAAAGAGATGCTAAACAGTTGTTACGGTATGTGTGTTACAAATCCGTTGCGTGATGAAATTTTGTGTGACGGTGAAACGTGGGATGTTGAACACCTTACAGGTGAAAAGCAATTAGAAATGTTGAATAAATACAACGATAGCAAAAACCGCTTTTTGTTTTACCCTTGGGGTATCTATGTAACGGCATACGCAAGAAGAAACCTGTTTACAGGAATAAGTGAATGCGGCGACGATTACATTTACAGTGACACCGATTCTGTTAAAATTATGAACGGTGACGCACACAAAGACTATTTCAAGGCGTACAACGATTTGGCACAACAGAAATTGCGTGCCGCCTGTAAGTTCCACAAGATACCCTTTGAAAAGGTCGAACCCGTAACAATAAAGGGAATTGCAAAACCTTTGGGTGTTTGGGACTATGAAGGACGTTACGCCCGTTTCAAGACTTTAGGCGCAAAACGTTATATGGTTGAAGAGGAAAACGCCCTAACAGTAAACGGCAAAGATTACAATTATTCAATGACTGTTTCGGGTGTTAACAAGAAAACCGCTATACCGTATATGCTAGAAACGTATGGCGAAAGTGGAATCTTTGATGCATTTACAAATTATCTTGATATTCCACCGAGTGCAACAGGCAAGAATATTCATACATATATTGATTATGAACAAACGGGAACGATAAAAGACTATAAGGGAAACGTTTCAAGCTATGATACGGTAACGGGTGTACACTTAGAGCCAACAGGGTATACTTTAAGTCTTTCAGTTCTTTATATAAATTATTTAATGGGAATCAGATTAAAAAAAGAATAATATGAGACAGAAGAAAGAAAATGTAGAAACATCGAAATTTTACACTTTGAATCGAATTTTATCGAAAAATGCAGATTACAACGTGATTTTCGGTGAGCGTTCCAACGGTAAGACTTATGCCACTTTGTTGTATGGTATCAAAGAATATTTGAAAACAGGAAAACAAATGGCTTATATCAGACGTTGGAGAGAGGATTTAAGGGGCAAACGTGCCGAAAGTTTGTTTGCAAATCACGTTGCAAATGGCGTGATACAGGAACTTACAGACGGAAAGTTCAACGAAGTCTTTTACGTTTCGGGTAAATGGTTTCTTTCGTCTTACGACCCCGAAACCAAAAAACGTGTGCCCGATAACACACCGTTCTGTTATGGGTTTTGTCTTTCAGAACAAGAACATGAAAAATCTAGCAGTTATCCGAATATAACTACAATAGTGTTCGATGAGTTCCTAACAAGACGTTATTATTTGCCCGATGAATTCATGTTATATATGAACCTGTTAAGCACGATTATTCGACAGAGAAACGATGTTAAAGTTTTCATGTTGGGTAACACCGTGAATCAGTTTTGCCCGTATTTTACGGAAATGGGATTGAAACAGGTGCGTGTTATGGAACAGGGAACTATTGATATTTACCGTTTCGGTGAACACGGTGCAACGGTTGCAGTAGAATATTGTAGCACGATTGTTAAACACAAAGCGAGCAACAAATACTTCTGTTTTGACAATGAGAATCTACAGATGATTACAGGCGGTAAATGGGAACTCGCAGCGTACCCACATCTACCTGTAAAATACAAACCGAATGACGTGTTGTTTGTCTTCTATATTCAGTTTAACGAAATGACTCTACAGGGCAACGTGATACAGATAGATGACAAAGAAAACGGGGTGAATAACTTCATTTACATTCACAACAAAACAACCCCGATTAAGGACACCGACAACAGTTTGATTTATTCGTTGCAGATGAACGGCAAACCGAACTACAAACGAAAGTTGTTGAGTACTGCAACATATCTAGAATCACAGATTACTAGATATTTCGCGACCGATAAGGTATTTTACCAAAATAACGAAATTGGCGAAATAGTTCGCAACTATTTAATGGCAAGTGCTCGCAGTAACATTATTACTTAATATCTGTTAACGGGGGTTAAAAATGTTTCACATGAAACAATTTCCCCCCGTTTTATTTGGTGTTACCAAATAATTTCCCTATCTTTGCATCATCAAATAACAAAGTTAAAATTTGCTATATGGACGTAAACGGAATAGTATCATTAATTAGTAACGTTGGTTTTCCTGTTGCGGTTTGTGTTGCCCTTTTCTTCTACATGGAGAAACAGAATGAACGACACCAAAACGAAACTGACAAGTTAAACGAAACAGTACAAAGTAATACGAAAGTGTTGACAGAACTTTGCACATTAATTAAAACGATTGTTAAATAATGGAGAAAGAAAATTTATATAACAGGTATCAAACAGAAGTTAAAAACAAAGATTCAGCATTATTCACATTTATGCAACGTGTTCTTTGTATGACTTCAAAGATGTTTGAGTACACGGGGACACCCGAAACAATGCCCCCTGTAGAACTTGAAAGGATTCTGCAAACATCGGGTAACGTTGGTATAGCAGAAGTGAACGGTGAACTGTATGCTTTACAGGGCACACGGGGTGGTGAATGTGATGCCTATTATCACGGCAAAGATTTCGTTGTTGCGAACCCGTGGTTAAATTTGAACAAAACGTTCAAAATCGATTCCGATATTGTCGTTATCAACAACACACCGTTTGCAGATTCGCTTTTGCCTTTAATCGGCAAATATGGTGTTCTTTACACAGATGCCACAATAACGCTTAATTTGGCTAGCATTTTGACACGTATCACCATGTTAATTTCTGCTAGTGACGATAAGACCAAACAGAGCGCAGAATCTTTCTTACAGAAGATTTTGAACGGTGATTTCTCAGTAATCGGTGAAAATGCCTTTTTCAAAGGCGTTAACTTACAGACACCGCCGACACAGGGAAACCAACAAATCGGTCAATTAATTGAACTTTTGCAGTATTACAAAGCATCAATGTTCAACGATTTAGGTTTGAATGCAAACTATAACATGAAACGTGAACGTTTGAACACGCAAGAGGTTTCAATGAATATCGATGCGTTGATGCCGTTTGTTGATTCAATGTTAACAGAACGTGTTGAGGGCGTGAAACGTGTTAACGAAATGTTCGGTACGGAAATAACCGTAACGTTGGGGTCTAGTTGGAAAATCGAGCACGAAAATTATTTGTCGTTACTCAAAGCAACAGAAGACGGGCACGATCACACCGACACAGAAGACGTTGACTCTGTAACGGAAAACGAAACAGAGGAAACACAAGAAACAGAAGAAACGGAAACAGAAACAGAAGAAACACAAGAAACAGAAGAAACGGAAGAAACGGAAGAAAAAGAAGAGAAAGAAGATGAAAATTAACGAACTTTTCACGGGTGAAAATGGTTTATTTGAAAAAATCTTTAAACCCCTGTTTCCTGTTTTGTACAAATCAATATTTGGGGAAGACGACCCGAAATTAATTGATATTGATTTTCGTTTCAAATACGGAAACAGAACTCTAGTTGATGCTGTTACAAACGAAACTGCAACCGATATTGTTAAAAGCTTTATAACGGTGAAGTTTGACGAATGGCAAAAACAGATTCAAGTGTTTAATAACGAATATGACGTGTTGAACCCTGTAACGTCAAATACAACGGAAACAACAAATAACACCGTTGACGAAACAGGCAATAACAACACCATTGATTCAAGTGTTACATTTAATAATGGAGATTTTGGCAATGACACAAAGCAGCAGCGAGATTCCACAGGGAACCGACAAGAAACTGGCACGAAAACAGTTGTTAAAAACGGTATTCCGTCTAGCGTTCCTGTTAGTGAAATTATTCAAAAAGAAATGAGTTTGCGCAAAACTAATTTCAAAACGCAAGTGATTACAGAACTTGCAAAAGAGTTAACAATAGATATTTATTAATACTTAATTTTTATAAAAATGGAAGTACATCAGATTTATAACTTAGTAAACACCGTATCGGGTGAAGTTTTGGGTAATACAGACCTTGTTCACGAAGACTTGACAGGCTTAGTCGACCTTGGTAACGAAGTGTTCAACCAAAACGCAGTTGACAATTATGTTAAATCACTTGTAAACCATATCGGTAAGGTGGTTTTCGTAAACCGCCCTTATTCGGGTAAAGTTCCGAGTGTGCTTATGGACGCTTGGGAATTCGGTTCTGTATTGGAAAAGATTTCTGCTGATGTGCCGAAAGCAGAAGAAAACGATACTTGGAACTTACAGGACGGTAAAGAGTACAAACAGGACGTTTTCCACAAACCGACCGTTACCGCAAAATTCTTTAACTCAAAGGTTACTTTTGAGGTTCCTGTATCTATCACAGAAAGACAGGTAAAAGAAAGTTTCAGCAGCGCAGAACAAATGAACGGTTTCCTGTCTATGATTTACTCAGCAGTTGAGAAGTCAATGACTATCAAGACCGATGCGCTTGTGATGCGCACAATTAACAATATGATCGCGGAAACTTTGGATGCAGACAAAAAGGCATTCGGTTTTGTAGAAACAACGCACGAAACAGTTGACTATACAATTGCATCAACAGTACGTTGTGTGAACCTGTTGAAACTCTACAACGATAAGACAGGTGCTTCGTTGGCTGCAAACGTAGCAGTAACCACACCCGACTTCATCAGATTTGCCGCTTACATTATGGGTTTGTACGCAGATCGTTTGCAGACAATTTCAACCCTGTTTAACGTTGGCGGTAAGGAACGTTTCACACCGAAAGACGTTTTGCACACCGTTCTGTTGTCCGATTTTGCAGCAGCAGCCAAAGCATACCTGTATGCCGATACGTTCCATAACGAGAACGTTTTGCTACCACAGGCGGAAACCGTTGCAAGTTGGCAAGCAACAGGAACAGATTATGCCTTTGAACACGTTTCAAAGATTGACGTAAAGAGTGCGAGCGGTGCTTTAATTTCTATCGGCGGTGTGCTCGGTGTTATGTTTGACCGTGATGCTTTAGGTGTTACCAATTTGGATAAGCGAGTGACGACCAACTACAACGCCAAAGCGGAATTTTTCAACAATTACTTCAAATTCGATGCTGGCTACTTCAACGACACAAACGAAAACTTTGTTGTGTTCTTTGTTGCCTAATTTGTTGTTTAACTGTTGGGGTGTGTTTCCTGTAGTTGATAGCACAGGGGCACACCCTTTTTAACTTTTTGCGGTATGATTAAAATTAAAACTTTCGTTTATGACGGTGAACCAAACAGAGTAAACAAAACACTACAGGAAAACGAAGAATATACGGGCGTGTTGAATGCTACATTTAACGTGCTGACACCTGTTATACGTTTCAGAACACGCACGCCTGTAACGTTTAACTATGTTTACATCGAAAGTTTGAACCGTTATTATTTCGTTTCTGAGAAACAACAGGATGGTGATCTTTGCACAGTTCGGTTACGTGTTGACGTTCTGTTTACTTATAAGGATATTATCTTAAAAAGTACTGCAACGTTAACAAAAAGCGAGAACGGCAACAAATATCTTTCAAACCGTACAAACGTTGTGGACGTGCGCCCGAATATCAGAAAACTAGATTTTCCGAATAAAGGGTTGTTGAATGAAACAGGTAGTATTATTATGGTAACTATTAAAGGTAACGTTTAATTATGACAAATTTATTAACTTACGATACATCGGGTTTAACGGGTGACGTTACAATAACCGACAAACAGGGAACGGACGCACACCATTTCGATATTACCGTAACGGGCAACGGTGACGGTACGTTTACCGATTTAAAAGCTAGATATGTAAATTGGGACGGTGATCGGGTGAACAACCCGTTTAACGTTTCGGGCAACGTTGGAACACTTACGGTTTATTGTTCTAAAAGAGAAGAAATTACGATAACAGGTAGTTTTATTTCGAGTGTTAAGGAACTGCAAATAACAAACAATATTGAAAACACAACCGCAAAAGCGGTGGCAAGTGAAACAAATTACACCGTTACAGTTGAGGGAACGGCACATGGAATGTTTAACGGGACACCTACAATAACTTACGGGGGTGAAACGTACGATATGACTGTAACAAACCAAACTGCGACGGCTATTGTCCCTATATCAACGGAATCGGTTATTATAAACGGTGAATATCTGTTAGGTGATTTTATCGAAGTTGAATATAGTTTGACAAATTGTGAAGTTGTTGGTGAAAAACCTGTAAAGGTAAAGACAGGGCAAAGTTATACGTTTAATTTCAAAGCAAACCCGAATGCGGAATTAACCGAGATTCAAGTCAATTATCTAAATGATTACGGCGATCTGGTACTAAAACAGGGCACAATTTCAGAAGATAAGCAAACGGGAAATATAACGTTTGAACTTACAACAGGGGCGAGAGATTTAACGGTTTATGCAAATGCCGATGCGGTGCAACCGCCAACGATTAAAAATTACGGTGCAATAAACGTTTATGTAGTTACGTTGGAAAATTTGGACGAATTTTCAAAGAAACGTTTCTTTAAGCCAAGTGGCGAAAGTGACACGGGCACAACTTATTCTGAGGTAAATTTGGGCGAATATGTAAACCGTATCAAAAGAATATTTGCTCCAGTTCCTGTTGGTGGCGACGATGTTTTGAAATGTGGCAACTTCAACACGGGCATAAATGTGAAATACCCCGAAAGTGATGTTATGTTATTAGATTTTGGCAACGTCGATCTAACAGGCACAAACGGGAACAATGAGGACTTTAACGCACAGATTCAAATGTTTATCCCGTGCCGTGGCGTTGTTTCTATTGATAGTAATTACATCGGTAAAACGGTTAATTTGTCTATCAAAGTTAACGTAATTACAGGTAATGCAGTGGCGTTGTTGTCGTGCGATGATGTAACGTTCCAAATTGAAAGTTTTTCTTTGTCACGTGATGTTATTTACCGTTTGGGCACAGATTTAAACGTTGTTGGAGGTGAACAATGGAACGAACAAATTTTGTACGGTTTAGAACCTTACGTTTTGATTACTGAAAATTTAACCGTGAATGTTCCTGTTAACAATACACAGGAAAACGTAACAGTTAAAGACGTTACAGGGTTTGCACAGTTTGAAAACGTGAATTTGAACGCTGCAAACTTGTTGGTAGATGAATATAATGAAATTGTTTCACAACTTGAAACAGGCGTTTATTTATAAAAGAAAACAGGCGGTAAAATTGTTACCGCCTGTTTTCTTATTTTTTATTAGTAAATTCGTAGGCTAGATTTTTGCTACAAATAAAATCCAAAGCACGGTTTTTCTTTGCCGTTTCTTCATCAAGTTTGCACGAAATAGTTTTTATTACTAAGGTTTGCGCCTTTAGTGTATCAATAACAGAATTTAATAACATACCGTTTGTACCTGTTGTATTTTCTGCTATGTACTGCAAATTTTCTGTTGAAACTTTAATTGAGTTCAACAAAATTTCTATTTCTTTATTCATAACTATTTCTTTTCCAAATTCATTATAATTTGGTTACGGGGTTTACCGTTACGGTTGCAAACTGAAACGTGAAACCAAAAACTTTTAGACCCTTTACGGTGTTCTTTAATAAGTTGGTCAAAACCGCCTGTTTCTCTCAGAACCTTTTCCAAAGATTCCATATCACTGCAAACAACGTCAGCAGCTAAACCCTTTAAGTGTTGACTATTAGCAACACCGCCAACGGCTTTGTTTAACATAGGACAACGAAAACCACTGTTAACTGAGATAGGTTTACCCAACTTTTCACGTATGCCGTCTAAATAATCAGCCAAACGATTCAAGTTGTCCACAATTTCAAATGTAGGCGTATTGTCTATTGAAAGACGTTTTGCCGTTGCTGATTTGATAAACTCAGCTAAACTAAAATACTTAATTCTTTTCATATCATTTATTTTCTGTTGGTGTAACCATAAACCATTTGCGAGAATCTTTGTGCGTTGGAAAACGCCCCTTTACAGTTATTGAACAATCGCCCTGTAAGTAATCAATCTTATTATTAAAGAACTCGCTTACTTTATCAGAACGTACCATAAAAACCGTTACTTTGTCGGTTTGTTTCAATGTGATTCTAAAATATGAATGTTCCATATATCAATTATTTTGTGCCTGTAAGGTGTTACCCCCACAGGCGGTTAAACTTATTGTTCTATTTTCAAGATACCGTAACCAACTGCAAGCAAACTGTTGATAACGTTTTCTTTCTGAGAATCTTTAACGGTCATTTGACCTTTCCCGTTTACATTAATAAATTTTATTGTAACCATAATTTTTATTTTTAATTGTTCAACTTTGTTTTCTTAATCACGGTGCAAAGATACAACGTTTTTGCAAAACCACCAAATTATTTTCGTTAAAAAGTATTAAAGAAATAAATTAACTGTTGTTAACACTTGTAATCACTATCACCACCTTTGTTCCACGTGAAACAACCCATTGCCACCGTTCCACGTGAAACATTGTTTTTATTAAAGTTTAACAAAAGTTGTTGTGTGTTAATTGTGTTAAAGAATGGTAAATGTGGCACACAGCAAAAAGCGTGCCAAAGTGTGTTAGCAAGTGTTAAATATGTGTTGGGAAATGTTAAATATGGGTGCTTTGTGTACCTTTTTT